ATATCCTCAAAGGAATGAGAAGGTTCCCATGCAAACTCTACGGTTACTGAATTGGAATGTATTGAAGGAGGGTCCATCTGAATACCACGAGCTATACGGGGATTGGAAAGCCCATCTATCTTCATGATACCATTGATACCAGCTGGGATAACTACCCCGGTCTTTTCATCTTGGTAAGCTTCCTGCCACTCTACAGACTTAACTGCTCCAATGGCATTAGCTACATCGGTTTCATGGTCGAGATTAACAGACTGACCTACGAGGAGAGGCATAGATTCCTTCAGCACTGCTTCTGGAAACTCAGTGGGATTGTACTTCTTTGCCACTATTGCGGCAGAAAGCATTCGGAACATTGGCTCTATAAAGTCACTGTCCTTTGGCTTTAACATTTCTGAAGTTACTTCTGGCATGAACTGGTTGACATTCAAAGTGCCACCCCACATACCAAACCTTTCCAGTGACTTCTTAGGGTCTTCACTGAAGTTGACAGTACCCTTGTAGAAGTTTTCGGAGAGAGAGTGAGCATCAATAACTACTTCTGGTACATTAGATACCATCAAGCTATGAGCCGCACTTAACACCATTACATCAGTGTTCTGCTGAACATTTGTCATAATTTATCTTGGTTTACTGTCTTGGTCTTTTCTTTTAGGATTAGGATTTGCTTTATCCCTGGTCCTACGGTCTGACTTGTCTTTATCGTCTTCCCGTTTCTTTTTCTTCTTACCAGTATCTGAATCTCCCGTACCATCTGAATCATCCGAATCTACAGGAGTTCTTGGTTCTGGTTGGTCCGGAGTTTCATAACCCATATCACGAGCAAACTGATCCTGACTGATGATACCCTGATTATACAGGGTTACATTTACACGAGCCCGATATTCACGGGCCTGCTGTAACTTAATATCATCAGAAACAGTTGAAGTCCCGAACTTGATAGTTATTCCCTTATTATTGAACCCCGCCAGGCGCAATTCTAGAGAATAAAAAAACTCCAGTACAAAGATTACCAGGGTTTGGATATTCTTTAACTGGGATATCATCTTAGACAGCTGTATACCAGCTCCACCCTCGGTACCACTCTGTGATGCAGATACTCCAATGATAGAACCATTTACTCCGAGGCCGTTTGCTACGGATTGTTGATTCATATTCCAGGGAAGGTTTATATTCTGCATAGAAGCCGAAGTTGACCTCAGTTCGAATTCATGGTCATCTATGTAACCAACCACTACTCCATCTGACATACCACCAACGATATTGGTCTTCATCTTCCTGAGAGTACTTTCCAAACGAGCAGCATAGGCTTTTTCACTTTCTCCAGCAGTACGAGGAGGTTTAGCCATCTTAGCTTCAAGGAAACCAACCATACCCATTACCTCCATGATATGTTTGAAATTCTTTCGCATAGTATGCTGACCAGCGATAGAATCCAAAGCTGACATGAATGGGGGTACTCCGTACGGTTCATCGGTATCATTGTACATACCTACATAACAGTAGGTCTCTGTATTCAATCGTATGAATGAATCTTTGAGACCATCTACCAAACGAGGGTTTCTTTGATATGGGTGATATACTCCATTGTTCTCTCTCTTAAACCTTATAGTTTCGGGTTTAATGAATAGTATGGTTTCCAATCCTGTTAACTTCTTGTTTGGTACTCCTTCCACCGATATAGCACCACTAACAAGAAGCTGAACTATGAACTTGTTTACCAACCCATCTATTCCAGCTGTATACTTCGACCACCTCTTGGATACATTCCTCAAATGCTCCCTCATCTTGGTAGACTCCTCAGGAGTATTGTTTGGGAAGTCAATAGTATGACCTGTATTCGACAGCTTGAACATGTCCTGCAATGCAATACTGACGTCCGGGTTTATCTTGTACAGGTCCCGAATGATAGGTATTAGTTCTGTTCTGAACGTTGGGGTAACTAAGTTCGTCATACCATTAAGAGTGGTAATGAGTTCAGAGTTCCCCACACCATCATCTGGTTGAGAAACTCTGCCCGGACTTATTGAACCCTTTCCCTCATCTTTGTTCTGAGATTCCACAGGCTTAGACCTGGTGAACCAACTGATAGGATTAAGTTTCATGTTATATTGAATGGTTTATGCTTACTGAGGAATTACTACAGTACCAGATGGACTGTGAGATCTAATATGATTAGTGATAGCTTTACCGAATATCGCATCATCAGAATATGTTTCACCTTCCAAATCCAGGTCCATAGAGGAGTTATTCATTCTATGCTTACCACGAGCAATAGGTCTTCCAGCACCGTCATAAATAAAGGTGTATGCTTCTTGTACAAAGAACGGGTCTTTTATAATTACGTTCTCTTCCCTGATATCCTTCTCTAAGTTCTCGATTATTACAGAACGGTTCTTGGTTGTGGTCAACCATCCCGGGAACTTATCTTCTTCTGGTCTATTCTTCCTCTTCTTACGTAAGAGCTTAGTATAGAAGTATAGATTAGGATATCCCTCATCTTGAAGTATGGTAGTTACCGTCATACCAACATCATTTGTCTCGGGAGCTAACTTAGCAAAGTTATACTTCTCTCCAATATCTCCAAGGAGTCGGGCATACTTGTTCAGGGGTATTCTCCCCTTATATACTGCAGCCTCTTCTCCTTCTTTATCCATACAGGTGAAAGCAGAGTAGTCAGTACCTCTACCAGTAGCACAGTCACCACCAATAAAGTATTCTTTGTTCGGGTCTGGTTCGTTGAACTCTTTATACTGACCTTTGAGACGAGTATTGATAACAGGGTAGTCGAATAAGCATTCCTCTATAGCTTTAATATCAGCTAAGTCAAATACTGTATTACCTGATGATAGAAAGTCACCATCTATCTCCTGAGCAGTTCTCTTGGGACCAAGAGCAGCAGACATTTCTTCATACCATTTCTCATCTCGGTCAGGGTGCATCTGCCAATACAATCGGATTGGGTTGAATGGGTTGCCTCCAGATATGGCATCTACCCAAGTACCATGGAAGAAGTTCCCGACCCCATAGGGGGTGTTATGAGACACGTAGTCTTCGTTGATGAGGTAAGATTCATCGTTTTCAACGCAAATATCATAAATGGTATCGTAATACTTTCTAACTACTTTCAGCTTAGAAAGATAGATACTTGTACCACGTTTACCAGATACAATACGTTGAATATAAGACTTATTCAGTTTAACCCCAAACTTATTATCAATCTCCTGAGATATCTTCTCCAACACTCCATAGTAGTAACCAAGTTCCTGATAACGGTATCTTATGTAAGCCACCACTCTTAAGTCGTAGTTGAATCCCCCTTTCAGTTTAGACCCAAGCTTCATTCCATAAGAATGTTTCGCAGCTTTTTGACCGTTCTCAGCTACTGTAACTATCTGGAGATTGGTTACATAGTTGTCTGAGGGATTGTTGTTAATGTGGTCAACTACATATCCTTCTGGAATTTCTCCCAAGAATACTTTAGCCACCAGATTGTGGACACATATCTTTTTCTTTTGACCTTTGTTCCACAACCTTATGTTTAGATACTTCTCTCGGTTAGTACAAGGTCTTGGTAACTTCTCTATCCTGGTTCCATTCTTCACTATAAAGATTCTTCCCCAGTTGGAGACTTCATAGTTTGGGAAACCCGGTATGGGTTTGCATATCTCTTTCTTAGGTTTTAGGGTTATTGGATTCTGCTCCAAACCTCTTATACCAGTATGATAGAAGATAGCTGGTACGTTTCGTTTAATTATTTCTGAAACTGGTAACCAACCTTCTAGAGTATACAGCTTATGTTTTGGAGTACATTTAATAACCTTACCTTGTTCATTGTGAACTTCCCAGGTTTTCAGTACACCCTTGTTTACAGAACCAAGTACTCTCTGCCACTTTCCGGTATGTGATAATACTCTCAACCCGAGATGAGATATATCCATCTTACCAAAGGTCTTAGGACATATAGAATCAACTCTGAAAGGTCCATCTTTACCTATTATCTGAGTGTCACCCGTGATACATGAGTTTACTATAGCCGCACCACCGGTCGATAGAGTAGGGAAAGCTGATGCCCAGATAGTTGAAGCCCATCTTACAATTGCTGCTTCATCAATCACCAACAATGACAAAGATTCAGAACGACCAGCTTGGTCAGAGGTTGGTATAGATTCAATAACTGAACCGTTTGCAAACTCTATAGTTGATACAGAACCAAACTCTCCTGCACGACCATTAGTAATTGGCTCTTGCAGATATGAGGGTAGGTTCTTGTACATGAACTTAATCTTCTTTAGTACCTTCTTTGCTACGGTGTCCTTGATTGAGATAATGTTTATCTTCTTGTTAGGATGATACATTGCTAACCAAAGACAGTAGAGAGAGATTAGCTCAGTAATACCAGCCTGACGAAACTTTAGGATGATATTGAACCTGTTGAGCATAAATTGGTATAGCACTGCCTTTTGAAAAGGATAGAGCAAGAACTTTACCATGCCCAATACTGGGTTTATCACGTAGCAGAAAGTAGAAAAGAAGAACGGGTCTTTCATCACCCGAACCAAGGTTTTAAGTTGTTCGGGTGTAAGACTTGCATCTTCAACTAATGTCTTCTTTCTTGCCATGTCAGAAATTGTATGAAATTCTTAAGTACGGGTCGAGACCTAAATTATCTCGAAGCTTAGGATAATAGTTGATATTCAACCCGGCTTCATAATTAAATTTACTGGTATTGTATTTCAAGCCAAAATCCAAATCATGGAAGTTATGTACTGGTCGTAGGGTATACTGAACTACTGGATTAAATCTTTTTAGGAAGGATGTTTTCTTGTAAGTTAATTTACTATCCAGGTAGTTGTATTGATAACGAAAGTAATTAACTGAATACTCCTCAGTAATAAGCTTACAATCGGTATTAAATGTAGTGATAGATAGCTTATCACCACCAGATAGTATTTGCAACAACTTAGGAGCTTGGGGATAATTGGTCAAGAACAATTCATTGTATTCAATTTTAGTTGAATCTTTCTGAATGATAGTAACTACTCTATCAACATATTCAATTCGTTCGATAGGAACAGAATCTATCTGATAGAGGAATACCATTTTGGGTAATTGAATCTTAGGGAATTCAACCTTTGGTACAAAGGGTTTATTAACCCAAATGGTATCAGGTTGCTCGGTAGAATTTTTAAGGTCATGCCTTAATTCAGAATTTCGGTTCCATAACCAGAATATGGTTAAGGCCATAAATATGAAGGCCGAGGTTAGGATTACATTTTTCATGGTTCAGGGTTTATGAAAACAATTAGGGGGGATTATAGGGGGGTTAAAGAAAGTAAATCTTAAAACTAATACTTAAAGCTAAGTACTCCAGCAAGCTGGAGGTTATTTTCGTATTTTTCTAAAGAAAAATACTCAATAACTGCGCATATACGTACGCGATAGGGGATATTCATTTTGATATTAGACCAGCCTTTTGTAAACAGGATTTTAACCATAATGAATTCTCATATACGGCACCCTTAGTTAGGGTATTTCTCCCTTTATTCAACCAATAAGTCAGATTAGCATTGTCAAAATATACCTTGAACGATTTGGGAAAACCCATAATCACCCTATATTCATCAAGTCCCATTATTCTACCGTGGGGATTAAATTGCCTTGATGAAGGTCTTACGGTTAATGGGTAGCTCTTTTTCCTATTTCGATATACTCCAGGAAGAGTCTTCATCTTTTGAGTTCTCATGGGCCATTTGTAATCATTTTTGAACTCAGTTTTCCATAGCTTTCTCACTTGAGCTACTGTCAAAGTAGTTTTTGACTTATCTGCATAATGATACATGGCTAATTTTTTATCGTCAGCTTCTCTATAGTTTATGTCTCTCCTTACTCCTTTCTTCAGTTGACACAAATTCTTGGGTTTGGTAACCTGAAAAGTATGGTCAAATATCCTGGGATTGATTTTTGAGTCTTTACGCACTCCTATCAATACCAGACGTTTTCTACTTTGTTGGGAATTACCGAATACCGTAACGGAGTGACAGTGCACTATAAGTTTGTAATCGGGTAAATTATGTTCCCATTCCCTGATAGGGATAAAATCCAGAAGTTTTGGGAGGTTCTCAAGCATAAATATTGCCGGTTTGAACTTCTTAACACTAGAAAGATACAGATTAAGAGTAACATCTTCCCGGGGTTTGCCCAGGGATTTTTTCCTGGAATATGAGAATACCGAGCTATGCCCACATGATGGAGAGCCGAGTATTAGGTCTATTTTGGAAGTTTTTACCTCTTCCAGTGACCTTACAAAGGGTATATCCCCGAAATTGAGCTTCCATTGCTCTTCTTTTTTGGAGTGAAATACTGCTCTTGGCTCTACATTGGCTACCAGATATTTCTTAAACTCGAATAATAGAGCTCCTTGAGCTCCACATACACCTAAAACATTCATTGAAAATAGATTTATATAATATATACCTGAAGGTCTTGCAAAGAACTAGCTTTGCTATTGTTCTAAAACATATTTTATGATGAAAGAGAATGTTCCCTGGATGCCCGGATTATATGTAAGTGTTGACGGTGATATCTTTGAGTTAAGGAATAATAATTGGGTACAGTTAAGGATATACCACAGTTTATCCAAGAATCATAAATACCGTCGAGCTTATTTTTATTTTAGAGGAGGAATACGTTCGGTTTCAAGGTTAGTAGCAAAAGTTCATATACCTAACAAATATAATAAACCTTATGTGGGTCATAAGGATAATAACCCCCTAAATAATAGGGTAAGTAACCTATATTGGTGTACACCCAAAGAAAATACTGAAAAAGCTGTGAGAGAGGGTAGAATGAAGCCGGGGGATAAACGAGGAGATAAAAACCCTTATTATAGAGTATTCGGAGATAAACATCCAAAATCTAAATATAGCAACGAACTCAAGATAAAGATTTATAAATTCTATCAAAAACATCCTAATTGGACTACTAAACAACTTCAATCTAAATTCAAAGTTAAAAGTTACCGTCCTTTACGTAAGATTATACGAGGTGAAGATCCTATTATAGCTGAATACTTGAAGGAAGTTGAATAATCTATATTATATTGCATAAAATAATAACAAAACTCATGAAAGTTGGTGATTTACTACTGGTAACAGGCCCTGCCTTCTTTGAAAAGACGGCGATTAAGGAGAGGAAAAAGGGAATTTACACCCTTGAGAATGGTATCAGAACTGATAGGACTCTTCATCCTCTCAATTCTAAGTATCAAATCGAGGTTTTTAACGAAGAAAAGTATAAAACTCTGATAGCTCAGAGAACTTTGAACCGAGGTTTGGAGAAATTAGCTATTATCAACAAGAGAGGGATAGAAAATCCCGACATAATAAGGTATGCAGCTGCTAAAATCAGCCGTATTCTCGAAAAAATCGAAGGAAAATGATACGCTTCTTACTTAATTGGGCCATAGTTAACATTATCAGTTACTCTGCATACTGTGGAGGAATGACTTGGAAATCTCTGAAAGGAGTAAACAAGGAATATGAGGGTAATGAGTCTTGGTCCAAAGGTAAGAAAGAAGCCATAAAAACACTAATCGTCTGTATCACCATCATAATAATCATATCATGTCTGATATCTTAATGAATGCTAGCCCAGCTCCGGCCTGGTTAGGTTATACTCTTTTGGTATTCTACACTCTCGGATTTATCTTCTGCTTATTTATCAGAAGTGTAATCGAAGAAACTCCTCTTAAAAAAGCCTCCAACCCAGTTAGATATGGAGTTTTATTCCTTATATGGGCAGTTAGTCCGGCAGTAATAACCGGATTATTCATACTAACCTTCAAAATCCTTTTCAAGAATGACAATCGAATTAAACGACATTGAAATAATCTTAAGGAAAGCCAGTGATGAAGAGAAGCAATCTATTCCGGTTTGGGATGCTTATATAGAGAAAGTAATCATAGACGGGAATATTCCTTCACTTTTACGGGATAAACTCACTGGTAAGATAAATAATCTTACCAAAGGATTCACCCAAAAGTTCAGCGGTCAATTAAAGGGTAATATTGAAAATGAGATATCATCTTTAGAGGAATATGTATACCGTAAACATGACCTAACCTTTACTAAGCTAAGAGTAGTAAGAGAACATTATTCATTAAGAATAACTACAGCTCAAGGTCAAACATTCGATATTTGGGAACCTTAATAAAAATATCTATATGGCAGTAAAAGTTTATACTCCGGGTCAGTTCTATGATGCTGGTGGAGTAGTAGAGGAAATGTTTTACCAAGAAGTTGGTAGAACAAAGAAGTACTTAAGGAAAAGAATTGGTCTAGTACGTTCATTTGAACAAATAATCAAGAATCTCAATGATGAGGCTTGGAGAAAGTTTCACTATATGAAGGCAAATGTTAGAGGGGTTGATTATACCTTAGTATATGACCCTGAGAATAAAGAATATCCTTATCTTTTCGTAGAAACCAAGTTCTACTTTAAACAAAAGGCCAAGGTTAAAGAACCAGATAATAAGTAGACAAAGGGACTCAATAATTGAGTCCCTTTTTCATTGTATTAAAAGCCAGAGCCAGATACCGAAATGATTATACTCCAATCTATATTTTCAAAACCCCCATAACTTATGTTAAACATTTTGATTTATGTCCTTGCATTTATTATAGGATTCACACTTACATTGGGAATAATTGGTGGGGTCCTTTGCTCGTTGCAGAAACATTCTAGTAAATTATTA